GAGGTACAAACCATGCATGCGTTAGGAGTAGAAGCACAAGGGTTAGATCCCAAAGCAAATTTATTACAAGGTAAAAAGTGGAAAACATTTCAAAACTTTTATCCTGGATCTAGAGACGTTTTCTTTGAGGCGTATACAGATGAGCTAGGTCAAGTTAGATACAAACATAATCACATGAAGATTATTGAATACGCAAGAAATACAAAAATGAAAATAGATGAAGCTGCTTATAAATTAGAATTACATTACAACACTAACACATATCAAACGAGAGATCTGTTTGAGCACTTAAACGAATTTAAGAGAGGCACAGGTATGTTTGAATATGTAGATATGATTGACGGATTTGTTAAGAAAGACGACGTTATTGGTCCACCACTAGACGCCATTTTTCTTGATGAAGCACAGGATCTAAGTCCTTTGCAGTGGGATATGTTTAAAAAACTAGAGAGTCATACACTTCGCTCTTACGTAGCGGGTGATGACGATCAAACCATATACTCATTTCAAGGGGCTGATCCTCGTATTTTTATAAATTTAAAAGGTAAGATGTGTCCTCAAATAAAATCACAGAGGGTACCGAGAGCTGTACATAAATTAGCTCAGTCCATATTAGATCAAATGAGAACTCGTATGCCTAAAAAATGGGAACCTAGAGATGCAGAGGGTTATGTAAGTATGTACGAAAAGAAGTTTAAAGATTTAGATTTTACTAAAGGTAAATGGTTCATACTAGCTAGAACTAACAAATTGTTAGATCCAGTAAAAGATAGAATACAGAATATGGGATTAAGATTTGATACAAGAACACAGGATCTTTTACCTAAAGACTATGTCATAGCGTATAGAACTTGGATAAAATTAAATAGGGGTGAGTACGTAGACATAGAAGATGTTAAAAAAATGTGGGACAGACTAAGAGTAAAAGACGGACACATAGAAAGAGGATACTCTTCAGGTAAGACACTGGATAAAATTGAAGAAGGACAGATAAATATAGAGGGACTAAGAGCTGAACACGGGTTGCGAGCAACGGGGAGCTGGGAGACGTTAAATTTTTCAGAAGAAACAAAAGTCTACATTAGAACCATTCTAAAAAGCAATGATGATCTTATGGCTGATGCAAGAATTAAAATTTCTACAATACATGGTGTTAAAGGTGAAGAATGTGAGAATGTTATCTTGTTTACAGATTTAGAAAGTATAGTATATAAGAGTGCACAAGAAAATCCAGATACAGAGCATAGAGTATTTTTTGTGGGTGTTACAAGAACAAAAGAAAATTTATATGTAATGACACAAAACGAAGGAGAGACAGATTATTTAATAGGAGGAGCAATCGTATGACAGACGTAAACATGTTTGAAAAAATAATGGATGAAGAGAAACCACACTATAAGCAGGTAGGTGGATCCCACTACATGTACTTTGACATACAGCCGTACGAGTTTATTTCAAAAAATAACCTCTCGTTTTTTCAAGGCTGTGTTATAAAGTATGTGTGTAGATACATGCACAAGAACGGTGTAGAGGATCTTGACAAAATCATCCACTATTGCGAACTAGAGAAAAAGAAGTTAAAAGATACAAAGAAAAAAAAGAAATGATGCTTAGACCACAAACTGAGTGGAACTGTCCAGAAGAGTTCCCCGATCTTAGTGATGCAAAATATATTGCTATTGACTTAGAAACAAAAGATCCTGATTTAACTTCAAGAGGATCTGGTGCAATTAAAGGTCATGGTGAAATTGTAGGCATAGCTTTGGCAGTAGAAGGATGGAAAGGCTACTACCCTATAGCACACGAAGGTGGTGGTAATATAGATAGAAGAGTAGTTTTAGAATGGTTTAAAAAAATATGTGCATTACCTTGTCCTAAAATATTTCATAATGCAATGTATGATGTATGCTGGATAAAAGCATATGGCATTCCTATTAATGGGCACATCATAGATACCATGGTTATGGCTTCTTTAATTGACGAAAACAGGTGGTCTTATTCTTTAAATAGTATTTCTTTTCATGAATTAAACGAAACTAAAAATGAACAAGCATTGAGAGAAGCTGCAGAATCTTTTGGTGTTGATCCTAAAAAAGAATTATACAAATTACCTGCTATGTTTGTTGGAACTTATGCTGAAAAAGATGCAGACTTAACTTTAGAATTGTTTAAACGTTTATCTGTAGATATACAAAAACAAAATCTTCAACAAGTATTTGATTTGGAAACACAGTTGTTTCCTTGTTTAATTGATATGAAATTTAAAGGCGTTCGTGTCGATGTCGAACGTGCTCATAAATTGAAGAGGCAGTTATGTACACAGGAAGAAGAACTCCTACTAGAAGTAAAAAAAGAAACAGGAGAAGATGTTCAAATATGGGCAGCAAGATCAATCTCCAAAGTGTTTGACAAACTTTCCTTATCCTACGCCAGAACCGAGAAAACAAACTCACCTTCATTTACTAAAAACTTCCTTTCCACTCATAAACATCCAATTGTTAAGAGCATAGCAAAAGCAAGAGAAATTAACAAGGCGCATACTACTTTTATAGATACTATATTAAAACATAACTATAAAGGTAGAATACACGCGGATATAAACCCAATAAAGTCTGATCAAGGAGGCACAGTTACGGGTAGATTTAGTTATTCTAATCCAAACTTACAGCAGATACCTGCAAGAAATAAAGATTTAGGCCCTTTGATACGTGGTTTATTTATCCCAGAAGAAGGGTGCAAGTGGGGTTGTTTTGATTATTCACAACAAGAGCCAAGACTTGTAGTTCACTTTGCAGCCTCAACACCTGTAGTAAAAGATGATCAAGCAGTAATAGATATCGTAAAAGCATTTAAAAAAGACTCTGTAGATTTCCACCAAACAGTTGCTGACATGGCAAACATATCTAGAACACAAGCTAAGACAATCAATCTAGGTCTTTTCTACGGTATGGGTAAAAATAAATTACAGGCAGAATTAGGTCTTGGATCTAAAGAAGAAGCAGAAGAACTTTTTGAGCAATACCACGATAGTGTGCCATTTGTAAAAGAGCTTATGACTATGACCTCTAATCAAGCTCAAACGTTAGGACATATAAAAACACTTGGAGGACGTAGATGTAGATTTAATAAGTGGGAACCAAAATCATTTGGTTTTCATAAAGCTTTACCCACTGACGAAGCAATAAAAGAATATGGAGATTTAAGACATTTAAAAAGAGCAATGACATACAAAGCTCTTAATAAACTTATTCAAGGATCCGCAGCAGATATGACTAAAAAAGCTATGTTAGATTTATATGAAGAAGGTATTTTACCACATATACAAATACACGATGAATTAGATATATCTGTTGAGTCTCAAGAGAAGGCAGATAAAATAATTGATATTATGGAGAATGCTGTTAATTTAGAAATACCCAATAAAGTAGACTATGAACATGGGGATACTTGGGGCGATATTTATGATTAATTATGGCTTACTTAAACGCAAACATTCCTGTAGAATACGCTCAAATAAGGAGAGAATATCTCTATGATCTTAAGAGTCATCATGGTGAAGTTGAAGATTGCATCATCTTTGGTATTAGTTCCATTACGGGTAAGTCTCTTCTTTTTCACGCGATTATGGAGAATGGTGCAATTTTTTATAGGCTACCTATCACGGCATTTATACAACGTGGCTTCAAGCCTACTGATGTACCTAGGCGTAGACTGGACGAGCTTCAGCTTTGGAATTGTTTCAGTTATTATCCTTCTGTTCATTCTTGGGATATTTTAGAAGCACAAGCTGGTAAATACATAGGAAAAGACAAAAAATGGCACCATGGTAAATACTTATTTACTGTTGACTTTGCTCACCCAGAGCCTAATATTCTAGATACGGATCATTCAGAGATACCGCACGAGCATAAATGTGCTCACATCATAGCGCTCGATGACGGGAACTATGCAGCACAACCTAATAATAGATGCATTTGGGATATACCTTCATTTACAGTGAAAGATAACATCCCAGATTGGAAAGTGCAGACATCTGAGTGGAACGTTGAAAATACAAGTAAATGGAAGACCGAAGATACGGATAACTTCTTTTACGAAATTGAGGAGAAAAAACATGATTGAAAAATGTAAAGCAGTTTGTTGCAAAGTTTGGGACAAAATAAAAGCTGGCTGGAACTGGATCGTGTCAAGATTCAACAGGTAGTTTATGGCCCTAAAAATTTCTGAATCCGCTGCCGTACAAATGCCTATGAAGACGGTTGCCAGTCTGATCGCGATTATAGCAATCGGCACCTGGGCTTATTTTGGCATTCACGAAAAATTAAACCAACACTCTACAAAGATAGAGTTAATGCAAAAAGATTTAGATCAAAACTCAGAGTTTAGAATTAAGTATCCAAGAGGTGAGTTAGGCCAATCAGCTGGCGAGGCAGAACTTTTTATGATAGTAGAACACGTTAGTGGTTTATTAGAAGACGTAGAAGCAGAACTTAAAAGTATGAGAAACAACGCAGTTAATATAGAATTCTTAAAAAAAAGAACTGAGAAGTTAACTGAAGATGTAGAAAAAATAATTAGAAACGGGAGCGGTCATCAATGATAGAAACTGTATTCGCACTTATTTTAACTTTAAACGGAAATATGATAGAGCATGTATACAAAAACAACCTCAGCGATTGTTTGAAATCAAAGCGTATCGCGCAGAACGAGGTAAATCCTGAGAGAGTTGTATTCTCTTGTAAAAAAGTGAAAGCTCAAACAGAGATATATATGGATCGAAAAAAAATTGTTAAAATATTACCATAATGGAACCAATCTGTTACATTTTTATTATGTTATGGTTAATGGGGATATCTGAATAATGGAGCCATTTATACCAATAAATACTATCATAGCTTTTATATTGCTTTGTGTAGTAATATATGTAGGCTTAAACGATAACGATAAATTATGAAACTTACAGCTAACATAACTCTTGATGAGTTAACTAAGTCTCAAGTTGCGGAACGTAAAGGTATTAATAATAATCCTAACCCTGCGCAGATTGAGAATCTTAAAGAATTAGCAATTAATATATTGCAACCAGTCAGATCACATTACGACAAACCATTAATTATATCGTCAGGATTTCGTTGTGCACAGCTGTGCCTAGAGATAGGTAGCAGTGTGAACAGCCAACATGTAGCTGACAATGGTGCGGCTGCAGCAGACTTTGAAATACCTGGTGTAGATAATAGAGAGCTAGCTCTTTACATCAAGAATGAGTTAGAATTTGACCAGCTCATTTTAGAATTTTACAAAGATAACGAACCAACTTCAGGTTGGATACATTGTTCGTACTCGACTAACTCAAACAGAAACCAATCATTGCGTGCGCAAAGAGTTGATGGAAAAGTAGTGTACACACCATGGTTAGAATAGGTTATATAGATACCGTTCAT